TATCTGTTTTGTAGTTGTGAACAGTCTTGATAATGCCTACTGACAAACCGCTATTTGATATTGCTAGCCTTTCAACCCCACCCGTTGAGAATTTAATCGTATCTGCAGCATAAGAAATCCCACTATTAGAATCCTGGCCGCGTGTGCTTGGAGCCGACACAGACCCATCTACATTCGCGATTCCTGTACTGCCTGAAATAGTTACTGCCATAGTGAGATCTTAGCGGTTAGTTAGCGAATTAGACAATCGTCCAACGTGAGCCCGAAGGGATTGTCACCGTTTGTCCGCTCGCGACGGCTATCGGGCCAGCACTTAGGGAATTAGTACTTGCAGGAATCGAATATGAACCCGTTACCGTTTGACCGTAATTAAGGAAGATTGCATCTGAACCTGTGCCGGTTGCTCCGCCAGATCCACCGATTGACCCCCATGCATCTGTGTAACCTTCGAAGCTGCTTGTCGTCGTGTTGTAACGAAGCATTCCCGCAGCAGGTGATCCTGGACGCTGAGCGGTAGTTCCATCGCAAACCTTAATTGCTGTATTGCTGTTGAAATCTGCTGTCCCTGTAAATGTTGGTGATGCTGTTGGAGCGAGTCCAAGGTTGGCCGACCCAATACCCCCGACTGCTGAAACAGCTACATAAGCATTATTCGCTGCATTTCGGATATAGAGAGTGTTGTCTCCAGTGTCTGCATAAAATTGATATGCAAACGTGGTTGAAGGATCTGAGCCATTACTGTTGTTAGAGGCTATTGCAGCTAAAGCATTATTAATGTCGGCACGAACAGCAGCTCCAGTTCCGTTCGCTATTGAGTAGTCGTGAGTTGCCATAATCCAGTGCTTGCAAGGAGTTTGGAGGGTTTTCTTTACACTTAAGGTGAGTTAAGTTAACAAGAACTAAGCCCACCAAGAAAAGTTGTGTTCATTCTATAGTCCATCAGGGGCCAAGGCCATAGCCCACCGCAGACCAGGTGAAATTCCTGTCAACACTGGAGCCAGAGCTGTTCTTAAATGTTACTTGAAATTGACTTCCTGTAACTGTTCCCATCTGTATGTAGTCACCGGAAGCCATGTTATTCGCAGAAATTCCAACAGAAGGGAGAAATGCGTTAACCCCTCCAAGTGCAGAAGTCCCCGTCCAAAACGGCTTCGAGAATGTGATCGTTTTGGTGCCTGCTCCACTGGCAACAGCTGCCACACTTTGATCGTTTCTTTGTTGTAAAGATGCCGAATATCCAAGCTCTTTCACTTGAATATTCTCATCCGTATCTGCACTCGTTAAGACTGCCTTGAAATCAAACCCTCTAGCTTTATGCACACCATTTTGAAGCTCTTGCCATGACCCCCAAGATGCTCCACCAGAAGCTGGATCGTTATCCGTTAAACGAACATAGACTTTACAGTCCACATTGTTTGTAGCGCCGTCCCAGTCACTCCAAGAATCAACCAGTGCAGCTCTTGCATCTAAATCATCATCAGGAAGATAGCCAACAACCTTCAGATGTTTCTTTAGATCAAGAGAATAAATAGCACCTAGATCAAGCTTGCTTGCAAAATTATATGTTCCAGTTGCGTCAACATCACCCCATCCAACATCGTCGAAATCAGTAATGGCATCTACATCTGAGACTCCATCAAAGCCCAACATTTCAAGAATAATCGCGCTATATCCTGCGTCATAGGTGACATCTGTTTTTGTTCCCGAAAAAGGTGTAGGACTTAGTTGATCCTCTCTTTGTGTTGCTACTCCTAAAGTGGTTAATGGATCAGGTAGATCAACAATAACTGACGTAGCACTTGCGCTCTCTCTGCCTCCATCATCAACAAACTTAACCAACATCTCCCCTTCAATTAGAGGCACTATTGCTTCAGTTTGCGCTCCTGATTTAGCAGCAATTAATGATGTTGAATTGCTCCAAGTTGCAGCACCTGTTGCATCTGAAGAATGTCTAAACTTGACCTTTCCTCCTACTTTTACATCTAAATCGACAGTCTGATCCCAACGCAATCGACCAGAATTAGGACTTATCGCTTCAAAGGATAAATTTTGGACATTGCCTGGTACTGCAGTCTTGCCAAGGAGATCAAAACTTGCAGTTGAAATTGTGCTCCCCCTTCCAAGATAGTTATAAGCTTGAATTTGTATTGATAATGTTCCTGCTCTTGTTCTTCTAATATCAACAGAAGGTGAAGTTGTCGTAATTAGTTTCCAATTATCATTGTCGATTTTGTATTGAACTCTAAATTCATTAACAGCTGTCCTCGGACTGTTCCAACTTAAATCAAAACCAGAGAAAACACCTTGACCTTCTTGATATAGAAATTCTGTCCCAGAGATCGCAGAAACAGGTGAAGGAATTACACTTATATTTGTTATATCTCTCGGAGTAAGAGAGAGATCAGTTTCAATCGAAGTATAGATTGAGCTGTTATATATCAACGCTGTAACTGCGAAATTCTCTTCCCCTTCTTTTATCGTAACCACACGATACTGTTGAGATAATAGATCTGAAGTTTGTATCAACCAGATTCCTTGTTCTGCTGGTGCTTGCGAAAAAGATCCAGAGACATTAACTGTTGTTCCAGCAATACTACTAATATCTTTTGTTTCCGCCAAACCAGTCGGCAATATAACTGAGATTGTCGGACTATTTGTCATATCAACACTTAAATCTGTAGCGCTATCAATAACAACTGCAGTCGTTGTAGAACCTGAACTGATACGACCTGATCGTCTGCTTCCAGCTTTGACAGGATCTGCAACATCTATAACCATTCCAGGACGAAGGACAATCCCGCTGTCGATCGAAACAGAAAAGGAAATCGTTTCTGTCAGATTTTGTTCGCTTAACAACAACCATTTCCCAGCACGATTAGCTTGTCCTTGAGAGTAACAACCGAGAGCTTTTATCTCTCTATTAATAACTCCATATTTCGAAACACCATCTGCATCCTCTACATATTCAAATTCAACATCACCAAGTTTTTCATAAGATTGCCAAGCAACTGAAGCAGTCGTATGCCTAGCTTTATGAGAAGTACCGCTATAGCTAAACATCCCATCTATTACATTGCTCGGACCAATCAAGTACTGAGAATCACTTGGTTTATCTTGTAAAAGAACCAAACTTCCCGCTGCATAATACGTAATTCCTCTAAACAGACTCGTCATTTCTTGAATTACCTTATATATTTCTGCTCTACTATTTATCAATAAATTACATAGAAATCTTGGTTCCTCCCCGCCACTACCATTAGAAACCAATTCATTACAATATTGGGAAATAGCATAGAAATCCCATTTGTCAATGGAGTTCTCTGGGATCGATGCACCGTATCTTGTGGAAATCATCAAATCATATAAACACCACGCAGGATCAGCGCACCATTGAGCAGCACCAAAACTTCCATTCCATGTTCCAGAATATGTAACCCTGCCTAAATGTGTTGTTGTATCAACAGAAGCATTACTAGGAAGCTTAACTTTTATCCCTCTGATTAAATATTTTCTGTCAGGAATACCTTGAAATTGTCTACTATCAAATCGTAGATATGTAAGTGCTGCATTAGGGTAGGCAAGCTTTTCGTCAATAATTTCTGTATAACTTGACCAAAAAGTCCTGTTTTGATTCTTCGCTGTCGCATTATCATCTGTGGTCCTTAAGAATTTAATATCAATAGGAAAAGCCCCGCTCAGCGTTAATACATAATCACGCTGATATGCATTACTGGATTTACCGCTAACTGTGTCTGTTTTAACAGTGCTATAGCCTCCTCCGTTGTATTGAACTTGTAGTTGAATAGAAACACTATTTCCAACAATATCTCCATCGTCTTCTATTGTTTGTAATGCAGGGATTTGTAAAGTAACCCTAACTCTATCTACATCAGTATCTGTTATTTGTCTAACGACAGGAGTTGCCTTTGTAACCTCAACTCCAACACTTTTACTTAATTCTGATCCTGCTAAATTCTGGATATAGCTTTGAGATTGTGTTCCATTTCTTGTAACTATTGTATAACCTTGATAATTAGCATTACCTGAAGAATCCTTGACAGGAGTCCCGCTTAAATAAATACCTTTTTCTCCATCTTCTATTCCCTCGATCTCCCCTTCAGAGAGTAGATCTAAAACATTTGCAAATTGAACACTTTGAAGGGTGTCATCTGCTTCTGTGGGGGTATGAGAAGAACCTCCGCCTCCTCCGCCTCCTCCGCCTTTTCCACCTGATCCTCTGATTAAAGTCATCGCTGTTCTACGTCAAGACCTGATGAAATTACAGCTGAACCGACATAACATCG